TCATTGCCTACCGATAAACCATGTGCTGTAGATGTTGTAACAGTTGTTAGACCTGTTATTGAAGTGTAACCAACATTAGATACATCTCTAGGTGCATAGAAGACTTGAGGATTTGTAACAGCCACCCCAGTAACTCTTCCTCTAGTAACAAGAGCTGTTCCTATTGCAACTTTATTTGATGCCTCTACTGTCTCTTCACGAATATAAACTTCAATATTTGTTTGAATACCAGTTCTATATCCACCACCAGCAGCAGTGATATTAATTGCACTAATTGTTCCTGCAGAAGAAACTGTTGCAGTTGCTCCAGCAGATACTAGAGATTGATAACCAAATCCCTTCGTGGATCCAACAGAAACGATTCTTCCACCAACAGGGAGACCCTTGATAACAATATCATCTTCTCTAGTATATTCATTCTCGTCAAAGATAATATTTGTTGTTCCACTACCTCCTTCTAAAGTGTAATTTCCTGGAATATCAACATTAGATTGATCAACCTTTGGTGATTGGAAAAGATCATTTAATGTAATGATTGCATTACTTGCAGAAATTCCATCAACACTTTGTCCATTAACTTTCAACTCAAAAGAACTCTTAATTCCAGTGAATTGATCTTCAATACCATCAAAAATGTAGTTTTGATAATATGGATCATTTGTAGAATCAACTGGTCCACTTCTCATAAATGATCTTCCGCTAAATCTAGAGAAGGTTGTAATTCCAGTATAATCTCTTTCATCTGGTGGATTATCTGGAGATCCTACAGGGCTCTTTCCAAAAGGAGCATCAGCAAAACTGATTGTATTATCTACAATGTTATAATTACCAATAATTTTAGTAATTTCTGCAAATTGAGCATGATCGGCAAGTTTTGTTCCCAATACCGCTCTCTGTACATATACGTCATTATCAGATCCACCATAACCAACGATGGAAACTCTAATAATTTCATCATCGATTTGAATAAAATCTCCACTGAAGAATCTTTCGGGTTGCTCAGTTAAAGTGAGAACATCATCAACAGTTGTGAATGTATTTCCTGCACCTGTTGTAGTCGCTGTAGATACAATAGGAGACTGAATCATATTATCAATAGTAATCAGAGTTTTAGGATTCTGATTCTTTGCTGTAATAAAATGTCCAGATCCAATACCAACACCGGTGATATCTAATGTGGTTGGTCTGAGTGCTAAAGCCTCAGTAGCACTAGCTGCTACCTTGACCAGAAGTTCATCCTGCTTGACGATGAATAATGTAGATGGTAATTTATCAGTTACACCAATTCCAGGAATATCTGTAGAAGCAATTCCAATTGGACCACTTATAGCATCAAATGAATATACAACTTCTTCACCAGTTACAAAGAAATGTTGTGGGAGTTCAATAGTATCTTGAGTTACACTAGCAATACCAATATCAGATCCATCAAATTTCTTTTGGAAGATTGGATTTCCTTCATGGAATAATTCAAAGTCTCTAAGAACTGCATTCAGTGTTCCTTGATAATCAGCATTTCCCGTTACTATATCAGCATTGATCATATCAATTTGATCGTTAGCAACTCTTTGATCTCTGATACCGAGGTGTTGAGCATAGACTCTAACTTCAGCATCTATAGCATCGTTTGCAGTGAAGTAAATGCTTGTAACAGTTCCCGCAACTCCCGCTGTGATTACTCCAACTTCTGTATTTGAGTACAATTGACCATATTCGGAATAAAACGCTGAAGTTGAAGAAGAAACCACAACCACTTCAGAAAGTTGATATTTCTGATTTGTTTTATCATCGACACTAACGATGTAATATCCGCTGCTATAATCATCAATACCTAAAATGCCATTAAAGTATGATGCTATTTCATTTCCTCCAGTGCTTTGCGTGCTAGCAATAGAGGTGTATGTTGACTCTACGATAGCTGTGGTAAATTCTGTACTTCCTTGAGTAGTAAATCCAGATTCAGATGATGCAATCGATATCGCTAAAGCATTAACATCAGCAGATACAGCTAACTTAGAAGGTATCAAATCTAGTTTAATATTTGATCCATCAATATAAGCATGATATGTTCCAATACCATCTGTAGAATACTCGTTAAGAGTGTCTGTAGTTAATTGTCCATAATCCTGGAATGTTACTGTTGTACCATCATGGATAAGAGATAATTCGTCAAACTCAAATATTCCTCCACCTTCTTCTATTTCAATTAAGAATTTTGTAGATCTGTAATCTATTGGAATGGTTGCAATAGTTGTGGTAGCACCACCAGAAACATTACTATTATACAACTCAACTTCTACAATATCACCGAATGAAGTTGTTCCAATTCCAGAAGTAAAGTCGGAAATACTATGAGCTACGAAACTTAAATCATAATCATTTACTTCAAATTTTTCTGGATAAAATCTAAGATTTGCTTCATCTTCAAATAGAGCAAAATCAAAAGATCCTAAATCATAAACAGTTTCAATACGTCCATATTGATTCATAAAGAACTCAGATCCATTATGAATCACAGTGACGATATCTACTTGTCGTTGATCTGTAAATCTACTATCTCTAGCAAACGTTAAATATTTTCTAGCTCTATTATCTGTAAATTTGAAACTATCAATTACGCTAAATTGATCTCCTCTTGGATTGCTATTGAAATCATCGCTTATATCATCAATAATAAGAACCCTGTTCCCGATAGACTTATTAAAGTCTTGAAGTTCTCTACTATTGAAAACAATACCTGTTGAGAATCTCTTATTACCAATTAATAGAGTCTCGTCTACAGTTATATCAAAATCAAATACACAATTAGTATCTACTACTCTTGAGAAATCTGCAATAGAAACAAAATCTCCTTGATTTTGAGAAGTAGAAATTCCAGAATATGAAAGATCCTGAGATTCAATAGACATATCACTGAATCTCTTCCATCCGACAAGATGATTAAGTCTTTCAACTTCTTCTTCCCAAATATTTTCAGTTACCGTACTCTGAATAGCATATGAGAACTTTTGATAGTAGAAACTATCTTGAATCCTGTATTCATTACTGTTTAAGAATCCATTCTTATCATTGAATCCTTCAACAACAACTGCAGAAGAATCAATTTTATAGTAAAGATCTGTAAGATTAATATCATCGATTCTAGCAACCGTTCCACTCTTTTCTCCAACAATTTCTTCATTAAGTTCAAAATAATCTTCACCAAATATCTTAAGGATTTCAGAATCTTCATCATATAGTTGAACTTCAGCTTGAGCACCACTGGTCCTTCCAGTGATTAACTCTCCAGAAATATATGGAATTCTCTTTGTTATAACAGCAAAGGTTGGGAAGTAAATTTCTGGAACGACAATTCCAGTAGCACTAACATCGTCATATTCTCCAAGAATCTCTGCAGTTCCTACAGACTTGGACATATCGATTTTAATAGTAGCGTTAGTTCCTCCAAAATTTGGATTGATCTCAGTGATTTCAAATAAATCATAATTAAAATCAGAACTATTGAACGTTCTATTGGAACTTCCTAAAGTTTTTGATGCACATCCTTCAATCAATACATTATTTCCAACTTCAAATGGGAAAGCACTTCCTGCGCTAAATTGAGTTTTAAATAGTAAAGTTGCAATTTTATTGGTATTATCAATTGTAATATTTTTTATACTAAAACCATTAGAGTTATTAGTTGGTATTATGATTGGAGTATCATTGGATAAGTCATTAGTATTTTTTATGATCGTTACAGTACCATCAAGATCATAATTAATGAGCAGGTCAGAAAGAACATTTTTTGTAACACTATCTTTTATAATAAGATTAGGAGCAACGTTGTAATTTAATCCCGAAGTTACTCTTGTAATTTGATCAAATGCAAATTTTTGATCTACAATTAATACGTCTGGAAGTTTAGCAGTTGGATTTAAAGTTGGGTCTGATGGATAGTCCCATCCAACATTATCTGTTTTGAAGACCTTGGTAGCACCTATAGATTCACTTAGAGCTCTAATCTTTGCCCCAGATCCAGTATTACTAACGACCGTTGTTAACCCAACAACAGTGTCGTAATTTGAACCTGGATTTGTTAATATAATATCATGTATTGGTCCCGATGCAGTGAAAGACCTTGTTACATACTTAAGTTCAGAATCAGAAGATGTAAATGATGTAATACCTGGAAAAGTTTGTGGAGTATTAAATGTAAATGAAGAAGTAGCTGTCGATACTACAACATGATTTGCACAAATATTACTGTTTAATATTGAAATTTTGGTTCCATCAATGATATTGTAATTATCAATAATCATGTCTTTTTTATCTTGAGTCAATCCAAGATCAGACTTAGGAACTAATCTATAGAATAATTGATCAGGAGTTAATTCATTTACCAGAACACTAACAGAAGCATCTGTAGTGATTCCAATTGTTCCCGTAGATGTAACAACAAAATTACCATCACTATCCGTTAAATACTCATTTTTAAATCCAGAATCAACAAATACCTTAAAATCAAAAGCAGGTTTTGAAGTAGTTCCATCAATATATGAAAGGCTAGAATCACTCAGATTAAACTTAATAGTTTCATTCTTTATTGATCTAATTTCGGGATTAATCAATCTTAATCTAACTGATCCTACAGTTGTTAAATCAACTGCTTTAGTTTCTTCTCCAACAGAATCATCATAATTACTTGATAATGAGAAAATATCTTTGCTTATATAATTTGTGTAATAAATTCTGTTATTATCTAACCCATCAACTTGTGATGCAACTGCAATAACTTTATCACCATCACGATATGGATGGTCATTTAATTTTATCTGATTATTTTCAATATCAATATTACTAGAAACTAAAATTGTCTCATTAACGAGCATTCTATTTGTTACATCATTGTAAAATACATCATATTCTTTTGTACCACCTTTAAGTATGAATGTTCTAAATCTATCACCAACATTCAATCCATGAGTTTCACCTGTAGAGACTGTACAAACTGTTCTTGAAACTTCTACTGAAGCATGATCTCTAAGAGTTTGAAAACTATGATGCTCACCAGTTCCTAAACCGACAAGGTAGAATGGAGATGCATTTACATTAGTTCCAACTCCAACAAATGATACTTCATGTCCAGGCTCTCTGTCCCCGTCAGTTCCGACACCAAGTCGGACTGTTGATATTCCGATTCTATTTTCATCAAATTTAAAGACAAAGAGTTCTGTGTTGTCGAATAATGTTGTAGATCCAATACCACTAGTCGAAACGGCAATATTGTCTCCTGTATTTGAATGATAAACAATCTTTTCTCCCGTTTCCAATCCATGAGAAGGGAGATAAATTGATCTTGTAGGAATACTCAAATAAGTTATACCAGCTCCAGGAGAACTAAAGTATAATGCTGTTGTTATACCCAATCCAGAAGAAGTTCCTAAACCTACAGATTCTACTGGATTAAAATATAACTCTCTATCTTCTTTTTTTATAAATCCATTATTAGTATTAAGGGGAATTTCAAATCTTGTAGGAATATGTGATATTGGAGTCTCTAAAGAGTGTGCTACTCCAACCGTACCATCATATTCTCTTAAAACTCTTAATCTAGAATTTAAAACGTCCACATTAAGGACTTTCATTTTTTCATCTTCGACTTGAATAATGTCGTTCTCATGTACTTTTTTCAAAGACTCTGTTTTTACTGGTAAAAACGTTACAGGACCAGTTTCTCCAGATCCACCAATATACTTGTTAAGAATAAAACTAATTTTAGGTATTACTACCGCAGCACTAGTATCAATTGCAAGTTTATGCTCTGTGGATAAACCAACTACTGTTACTAAGTCATTATTAGCAAATCCAAGTTCTTCACCGCAGGAAATAACCAAGTTATTTTTAAATTGAAATGCTTTTCCTTTTAAGTAAGTTTCGGATAGATCTACTGACGTTACTGTTTTTCCGACAACTTCAGATACCAATGCAGCTGCGCCAGTTCCACCAGTCCCAACGTTATCAAACTGGACAAAATCTCTTACTCTATACCCATCTCCCGCGTCAAGAATATCTATATCATCGACTTGACCTTTAGACAAAGATTCTACTTTTGAAAAGTGAGCATCAAATTGATCTGGTTGAATTAAGTAATCATATCCACTATACCATTCTTTTAAATTATATGGAGTGGTATTTCTCCTACATCCAAGATCTTCAAAATCAAAGTTTACTTGATTAGTATCTTCTGCCTTATTGTAATTAAAAATAATGGGAGCATACTTTAAATTCTTACCAACACAATATGGGAATTGTGGTAATTTATTTTGAGAAAAATCTCCTGTTCCCTGTATTTCCTCAGAAATAGTTGTGAAATACGCATATACTCCTTTTGGATATTCTGGAGTTATACAGAATCTTCCATTGTTTTCATCAAGGTCTCCGTTTCCGACAAAAGTGTTATCTTCTACAAAGAATCCCAGAGGAAAATTAGGTCTGTTACCAATATCAATCCTTTCATACCCAGAAGATAGTTGTTTGATAGACCCTCCAGAAGCGGAGGAGTAACCATAAGGACCGTAAATAGGACTTCCATCATATGCCCATCCTAATATTGGAGAGTGATACTTTGCTATATTTTCTGTATCATCATTTTCCAAATCAGTTCTATACTTTACAATACCTTCTTCAAATTTTTGAGAGAATACATTACTTCTTAACTTTCTTGGAGCATATATGTGAGTATATTGCATTCCCAAGTTGTTATCCAAAGATTTTACGAGATAACTATCATCAGAAGTAATAGAATTTGATCTTATAAGTTTTTCTACCTCGTCAACATTCCAACTTTTAATTTTAAATTCTAATTCACAACCATCTCCTGGAGTTTCAATGAAAAATTTTGGAGTTTGACTGTAATTGTTGCCTTTTTCTAAAATTTTAACTTCTTTAATAGCACCATTTTCAACAATTGGTATTACAGTTGTTTGAGCTGTTTCTAGTTCTGGATCATTTTCAAATAGTGTAATTTCTGGAGCCGCATTGTAGAATCTACCTCCAGAAAGAACAATAACTGATTGTAATTTACCATCAAAAATAACTGGTTGCAAAGAAGCACCTTGACCAGTTAATAATGAATATCTTGGTTGTTTTTCAAAATTTAAAATATCTGGGTTTCCATATTGAGAACCAGTTTCTTTAACTTCTACTTTTATAATTTCCCCTCTGAAAAGAGGATTTAATTTAGCTCTAGCAGCAGGCTCTACAATGGAAGAAACTCCAACTGCTCCTGCAATTTCTACTACTATGGGTGGAGTTTTAAATGTATGATATCCAGATGGTGTAGATGCAATTTCTATTCTTTTACCTCTATTAGCATATACATCCCCAAGAGCTACATTTGTATTTTTTTCAAATAAAGCAAAAGTATCTTCATCGATAACTTCAGCATAATATGTAACTGTATTTGCTAACCCACTAATCGCACTTCCACTATGTTCATATACAATTTCATCATCATTATTAAATAAATGATTAGATTTTGTTATAGTATAATTTGCAGTATTAATTCCTGCCGATTGAACTATTACTTTATTGTTATTATAACCTTCACCTATATCAGAAATAAAAATAGATTCTAAAGATAATCTCTGAGCTGTTGCCGTTATACTATGATTACCCACTCCAAGGCTTGTAATTGATATAGGATTTGTTCCTTCAAGACCTTCTTCCTTAGTACTATGTAAACTAATAGTAACAGAGTCTATTACTTTAACAAAGTAAATATTGCTATCATCTAATCCACCTAGAGCAGTTTCACCTTCACTGGAATAAATTACTTCATCACCTTCTCTAAACTTGTGATTTCTCTCAAATTTGATTGTATTGTTGGATAAAGAAACTTTTTCAGATAAATCTGATCTAAAAAATTCTTTATTTTCTGTAGACTTGAAATTGGGAGTAGCTAAGGCTGGTTTAGTTGGATTTCCTCCAGTTATTACAACATCACCAATTTTTAGGTAATCCATTCCTGGATCTTCGATGTTTATATCTGTAAGTCCACCTTTTACTATAACTTCTCCTTCAAAATTAGAACCATTAGAGTCAATAACGTTTAATACTGGAGGATTGATAATATCATAACCTCCTCCACCAGACTTAACGACTACATTCTCTATTCCCCCATAAAAACAAAAATCTGGAGACTTATAAGTAACAATCTCAACTCCATTTTTCAATAATCCTACTCTTTCATTAGATTCAATTTCTAGTTTTTCAGAATCCTCAGTTCTATTTCTAGGATTTGAAATTTTTCTCATAGCAATTTGAGGTTTTACCTCTAATTGATTTGAAACTCCATAATTAGAAGTTCTAACCAACTTTGCATAATCTGCGAAACCAGTTATTTCTATAAAAATTTGATTTTCAAGATTACTGAGGCTTTTTGCGAGTTTGAAGTTATTTTCATCAATCCTATATGCAAATAAAATTCCATTAATATTCAATGAGTTTGATTCTGAAAAAGAAGCGTCATAAACTACAGAATCTCCAGTGTATAAACCATGGTTTGTTACTGTAATGGTTTTTTGATTTGAAAAAGCTCCCGATAAAATAACATCTCTATAATCTAATTGTAAATCCTCATTAAAATAATTTGGGAGAGAGTTTGTAGCGACAAAGACATCTCCTTCTAAATCAACATATACATTTTGAACATTTGCTGCTATTTCTGTTCCTTTTGCTTTTGTAATTTTTCTTTTAACGTAGAAAGCTTCTACTATTTCTCTATCGTTAATGATTCTAAATGAATCATCAGGAGTTGGTCCAGGAGAAGCTTCAAATTCTTTTTCAATTCTCTCTAGAGATCCATCTACATTTCTAACATCACAATTTACAAGTACTCTGTCTCCACCATTTACCCGACATTTATCATATACTGTTACTGCATAGTTATTATTTCCTTCGTCTTCTATAAAGGCGACTCTATTTGAAATAGCATGATTGAACATCCATTCGGATGCTTTTAAATCTTTAGTTGCTTTTCCTATTCTCCAAACTTTTGCATAATCACCAATTTCCGAATAAGAACTGGTTGTAACTTCTTTTAATTCCCCAAGAACTCCAGAAACACGCATCCGCACTTCTTCTTCATCATCATCATACGAATAAACATATGAGTTCTCTCCAACAGTCCAACCAGATTCAATAGGTCTAGTAACTTCGGTTACGTTTAAAAACTGGTTTACATTCACTCCGTCATAATTGACGATCATATAATCATCTTCAATGCCCTCATCCTCATCACCATTGAATAAGACAAGAAGTTCGCCAGACTCTGCGAAACCTAAAGTGCTATCAACAGTAATTACACTTGCACCAATAGAAACATTATCTACTGTCTGAGTTTGAGAGTGTATTGAAAATTCTCCAAATACTGTTCCATTAACATTTAGATCTCTATTATAACCATAATCTAATTTTATAGTGTAATAGTCATTTCCATTTTTCTCAAACTCTTCGACTCCAACAACAGTTCCATATGCTTTAGGAGCATCTCCATCCTCATCCTGATACAAAACTCTATTGAGAATTTCATTAGGATCTCCAATTATTTCCTCAACTATAAGATTTAAAGTTTTTCTATAATCAGCATTTGATGGTGTAAAAAGAAAATCTCTAGGTCTTACAATTTTTGGAGTAGCACCATAAAGAGCTTTAAAAAGAATAATAAAGGAATCATCTGTTCCCTTAGAACTATAGAAATCTTTTAACTGTTTGATGAATAAACTCTCATTTAATCCATCAGCAAAAGTTACATTTTCAAATCCAGGAGCAAATTGAATTTTTAGTTTTGTAAAAAACTCATCAAGAAGTAAAGCATTAAGATTACTAACAAGGGCACCCGAGATATGCTCTGCTATATTAGTTTCTTGAAATGTTAATGTATCAGCGGATCCAGGAGTATCGTAATTAGTTACTCCACTAAATCCTCTGGTGCATTCATCGAATGTAGTTTCTGTTTTTGATCTGTAGTATATTATTTCATCGTCAATTTTAAGGAGACCATTTTCATATGGATATCCATTTGTAGATGTTACTGTTATGGTGTCTGCAAATGAATCAATATCTCCTACAAGTTCTGTTGTTTCAATAGAATCTGCAACAAAATCTAGTTTTGTATATGAATCGGGATTTGTTAATAGGTCATATGCTTGACCAGGATTTTCAAGATATCTATAGTATTCCTCTAGAAATTCTACTAGAAATGGATAATTCTCCTGAGCAAAAAGAGGCAGTTGGCTCTGAACTACCGACGACAGTCTTACTTTGTTGTTTAGGCTTCCGTGCATTTTCTATTAATTTCTGATTAGTTTCTCTCCGAAATCGAAGTAACTAGAACTCCTAATATATGTAGCGCCCGACAGATCACTTCCTGAAGAGATTTTATCTACTATCGCATTAATATCACTATTTGAAACATCTAACTGTAGATATAAGTCTTGCAATCCAATAATATCATTTGATTCTGGAGAGGCAGAAATTTCAATGACTGGACTACCATTTAACTCTTTAGATGTTGATTCAATCTGAATGTTGAAAAGCATTATTTCTCCTTTTACATAATCAATTGTTCCAACTTCTTTTGATACTTGAGTTTCATTATTTCCAACTAATCTAAATGCAACTACTTTTCCTTCAACACCATCATCCTCTGGAATATCCCCCAGATATACTGTTCCATCAACACCATCTAATGTAAATCCACTAGATCTAATATTATAGTTACTTTGCTCATTCATGATTCGGATTGGATTACCGAAACAAATTTCATAGGTAGCAACTTGGTTCGTTGTTGTAACTAGGTCCCTTCTCATTTGAACATTAGTTATGTTAGACTCAACAGAGCGATGTGTATTATCAATAAGATTGCTAACTTTACTATATTTGAATCTTGTTCCTACACCAGTCATTTCTGAAGACTTAGCATAAGCATTCAGATTATCAATAACTAAACTTTGAAGAGCTGATGCTGAAGAAATCTTGGATGAGTCAAAATAAACTTGAGATTCAACTTCAATAAAGAGGAATTTCATATCAACAATTGAAATATCCACACCAGAAACTGCATATGAGCGAATATTTGTAATTAAATTTCTTTTATCCAAATCAGTCATGTATTGACTGTACTTTGGTTTAATTGCAATAAAGACTCTTCCATACTGAGGTGGATCTAAAGTTTCTCCACCATATGCGGATACAATTTCTGCTTCTGGATAAATTGTAGGAACAATAGCTTCATAATCTGCCGCTGTTACTGCTCTGTTCTGAGCAGAATATACTTTTGTCGAATACTTCTTAACAGAATCGATAGATTCTATATCTTCACCGAAAACAGAAGGAGCAATTGTTTCAATTGGACTAATACCCTCTGTAATAACTGCACCATCATTATCAATTAAGTTTCCAGCAAAAGTAAATCCTCTGATTCCATTACCTTCAGCACCAGAACTCATTACATAAGTGCAATCAACAATATTACCTGGTGCTAATGATTTACCGAAGATATCATCGCCAAAAATTAATTCATATCTTTGATCTTGTACTTCTTGTATAAAATATACTCTAGCAATATCTTTTGCTTCAAACAAATTATTAATTTGCGTAAATCTATCTCCACCAACTGTTGTAGAATTAGTTCTTACACTTACTTCTAATGATGTAGTGTCTACATTTGGATTATTTAAAACAATACGAGGATCTCTTACATTCGGATCATAAATATGAGATTCTTCCATGATAACACCTTCCAGTATTTCAACATCAGCGAACAGTGCAGTGTTTCCAACAACAGGAACGGTGATGTCTTTTGTAATTACAAATGTAGATGTTCTAGTTCCAGTTGCCGCAGCAGATATCGCTACGAGACCCTTCTTTAAGGTCAGCGTGACGGGTTTAGTGCCGTCTGGGTCAAATGATACCACAAACGAAATTGCCGCCCTTGCAGCGCGTTTTGGGCGGGGTACATAACCAATATTTCTAGCCAGTGATACTACGTTCTCTCTTAGAGTAGCACTGTCGATGAATACCTCATTGCTAACCATGTTAGCATTGAATGAAGCGATATATGTGTTATATGCAAGCGTGTCTATCAGTACTGATAAGTTAGATCCCTCAAAATCATAATCCGTGAATGTTGAATTTGATCTTAGATGATCAACAATTGATTGTTTAATCTGGTCAAAGTCCAGATTTGAAAAATTTATTAAAGACATTTATCTTAAAGGTTGGAAGATGAATTCTAATGTTTGAGTTTGCGCTTCAATTCCTATAATTCTGAAATTTATCTTTACTGCAATCTCATTATTGTCTGGTTCAGCAATAACAGTTACAGAATCACTATCTAGTTCAACGCGAGGTTCATATTGTTCTATAGTTTGACGAATTTCATCTTCAAGCACATTTATTGAGTTTAAGTCAAGATAATTTTCAAATAAAAGATTATTTACATCACATCCAAGATCTGGTTGGAAAAAACGCTCTCCTCTTAAAGTAGATACCAGATTTCTGATTGATCTAGCAATAGATCTCTCATTAGATAACGTAGTTACGTCGTCCGTTGCGGGATTTCTAACAAATGAGAGACTAATATCCTTAAAAGGCTTAGATGTCCGTTCTAACGGCATTTATTTAGAGCATAATATGTTTATTTATTACCTATTTTACTCAAAAAGTGTCTCCGGTTCGCTCTCGTCAGTGAAAATTTCACTTTCTTTGCGAATATTTGTCTTTTTGCGATCTTTATCATCATTCATGATTTCACGAATCAACTTCTCATGCTGTTTTGCAGCTAAATTGTCCAAAAAATCGTTTTCAAATAGCATTTTTCTCCTTTTTTCGTATTTATCAGGGGTCAGGATACCTTCCGTCCTGAGAATGGTACATATCTAACGGGTCCTCATCCTCTTTTTTGCGTTCTTTTGCTGTTTTCCAGAAATATTCGTCTTCTCGACCCATACCAAGTCTATCAAAACCATTCTCTACACTATAAAATTCAGTGGAAACCTTAAAATCAGGCATTTTTGGTTCTTCTGGAGTCAGTGAGTTGTCGAAAATGCGTAATCTGTTGTTAGGATATAGTGCATATTGACCATTATCAAGTTCAATTAGGTTATGTGACTTATGTTCTGCTGGATTTTCACTTGTTGCATAGTCTACTGCATCAGGATCTTGATGATAGTTGTCTATTGTGCAAATATAAGTGCCTTTTTGGATCCCATGATCGCGTGTATAGCACTCAAAATCCATACTTCCAATAAACTGCTTAGTGACCGCTACGACCCCGTAATCCATACAATTCCAAAATTGGAGGTTAGGTAACGACATATCAGGAACGGGCGCTTCAGGGGCGCTTACAAAGGCACTGATGGGCAATTTGTCGTACATTGCAGCATACTCTGGTAGATACGTTTCAAAGTAAAACGCTCTTCCCGGTATACTCTTACAACTAACCCATACACCCTTTACATATTCCCCGTGCCCGCTTTGATGATCAGTTAAGTATTCTTTGCGGACCCATACTTCTATGGACGGTAAGTTGCAAATCAGAGCAGCCATAGTGACACTTCCGGTGGAGTTCCGGATATTTAGGTTTCTTTACATTAAAAAAGCGTCCGTGAGGACGCTGCGATTATTATCGACCTTGACCACGGTAAGGTTTCTTTTTGTTATTACGAGAGGTCGCAGAGTACTTTGTATGTTTTCCTGCTCCCTGACGAGTTTTCTTGGGAGGAGTCTCTACAAGTGCTTTTTCTGCATTGAAACGTACAGCCATTAAAATACCTCTTCTAGTTTGATGTGAGTGGGATCGAGTGTAGCTTCAGGGTCTTCAAAGTATGCATCCGCATATAATTGCATTAACTCTGCTGCCGACTCAGGGGAGATTCTCTCT